TACGTATCGGTGTGGGGCAATTTATGCTGTACGCCCAGCGTCCTACAACACTAATTGCAGTGTCTGGCGTGCCCACGTATGTCCAAACATACGATGTGTTCATTTTGATTTTGATGGCATACGACGGAATGAAATTCGTCGGCAGCAATACCAGCGCCTCGCTGGGAATAATCTGGTTATTGCCATTTGTCACCCGTGTCAGTTGACACAAATCAACATCCAACAGCAACGTGTTTTGAAATGCGTCGACACGCCCACCGTATCGGATATCCAGCGCATTGAAATACCGTGTGCTGTCCTGGTGTGCCTCAAATGTCCGATTGCAGATATTGTCGACAATCGCTTGTGCCTCTTCGCAAATATCGCTTAGTAGTGCATCATCAGCGTTTGACTGAATACCTAAATAGGTTTTGAGCTCCGATACTTCGACGTATGCCATTACGACCCCTTCGCCCTTCGTCCCCGCTTCGGTGCCTCGGCCTGCGCTGCTGGCGCGTCTGGCTCGCTGTCTGCTACCGTTGCACGTCCGCTGTTCAGCATCCGCTGTGCTTCGGCTTCCGCGAGGTCAACGACTGACCCCGCGGTGTAGCTTTTCAGTTTGCCAGACTCATCCAGCATGGCGAGCGCGTTTTTGAGAATCACGCGCATCGCTACTCCTTACGGATTCACGCCGTACACGAATGCCTCGGCCTGGGTGACGTCGCCACCCCAGCGCACGGTGCAGAACAGCGCAGTCTGGTAATTCGCCTGGTAGCTGTACGGATTGCGTGCAATCTCGAGCCCGAGATTTTCGACGAATGCGTAATATCCCCAGTTACCAAACAAGATGCTCTTGTTACCAGTGCCCAGCGCTGCAATCTTGTCGGTAATAGCGACCTGCTTACCGTACAGAGAATTCATCGTACCCATAGGGGTCGGCTGGAAGCTGTAGAAATTGCCCTGCAATGCACGAATGGCACCCAGTGTGCTGTTCTGCATCACCCAGCCGACAGCATTGCTGTCGTCTGCGTACCAGCTGGGCAGCTTGTGCACGATGTTAATGATGTCAGCCTGGTCGACACCCGACACGCTGGCCAGCGTCTCGGAAACCGTCGCACGTGCCAGCACGCCATACGGCTGACCTGAGCCGGTACCGTTGATCATGTAATCGTTCAGGTGTCGAGCATACGCACGACCGATTTCACGCTGCAAGAAGCCTTCCAGATCCATTGCCTGGTCACGCAGCAACTGATTCGAAACCTTCATTGCGAGCGAAGCGGTGTACACCGTGATGGCGCTCTGTGCGAAAGTCGGTTCGTCAAAGTTTGCACTGCCAGACTCAGCGACAAATGCAAAGTTCGCTTTGCCGTTCTGGTCTGCAATGTCGAAAATCTGACGGTCAGTGGTGAAGCGCTGAATGTTAAGCTTTGCACCAATCCACTGCTGATCGCGCTTGTCGATGACAGCCGTGTAGAAATCGCGGGGCACCAGATAGCCACCGTTTGCGCCAGTGCCTTCCACCAGCGTGGCCTTGGCTGCAATTTCGTCACCCGTCTTTACGTAGTGCAAAATCGCTTCCGTCGGCTCGTTGCTGAAACCGCGACTGGTGAGATTCTTTGCCGCCGGTGCCTGCTTGTTGTCGATGACGCCGCCAGTGCTCACCGGCTCGCCTTGCATGTCGGTCAGCACGTCTTTCAGTGCGTCCTTCAATGCGTCTTTGTCAATAGCCATGTCTGATACCCCTTGATGATTGCTTGTATATGCACTCGCATACGCCCGCACCACCTGCTGTACGCCTTTGGTGGTACCTGTGGGTTCTGTCGGTAATGCCGTAGTTCTGGGTTCAGCTGGTGTGGGTGTGAGTGAGATTTCACCAACCACCCAGCGTTTCAGCTGTCCGTTTTCGCGCACCACCAGGTGTGGCAGTGCGCCAGTGCTCAGCCCTAGTGCTCCTTTGCGCACCAGCTGCATCACACGTTGTGCATACTTATCGCGTCGATCAAGCTCAATTTCGACGTCAATGCCGTCGTCCTCTGGTGTCCACGACTTGACCGTGCCAATTTGCCGACGCAACTCGCCCAGGCTGTGATCATAGTAGACAGGCATACCGATAAACGACCGCGTTTCACCCAGGTCTGTATCACGGGTAAATGTGTCGCCGACCAAATCACGCCCACCGAATACAATGCCCTTGCCCTTCAGCGTATATTCACCAATGGCTTTCACGCTCATTGCGCACCTCGCATCACATACAGCAGCTGCTGTGCCAGGCTGTTGTACTGGCGTTTGCCATCATCCGACGCAATGGCGCTCTCGATTTCCATTTCGGCAGGCTCTGTTACTTCACCTGGCTCTTCAGGCTCTTCAGGCTCTGGCAGTTCAGCCGTCGGGGTGAGAATTGCCTTCAGCATCCAGCGAAGCTTCTGATGATATGCAAGGCGATCCTGCAAGAAGTTCTGAATACCGTATTCACCAGCAACACCAGCAAAGTACACGCCGCCTTGCAACAAGTCGAGCATGCGCAAGTTTGCAATGGTAATACTCGCTACCATCTCTGGCAGGCTCTCGCCCATCATTTCGGCAGGCTGCATCATGCACAGCTGCATAAGCGTGTTTGGTACCTTGTAATCAAGGCTGCGCACAAACTCTGCATAGCTATCAATGACTTCATCCAGTGAGCCATATACCTCTGCAAAGAAACCGTGATACTGGGGGAAATCGGCCCCAGTGAGGTTCCAATGAATCGCGCTGGCCTTGTACCACATCAAAGTATTTGCACCCAGCAGCTCAATCAGCTGGCCAGGTAAGTCTGCAGCCTTGACGCTGCGTACCGCGTCGGTTTCGGCTTGTCTACTGTCGACCGTGTCGAGGTCTTGCAGATCGTCGCCCAATTGCTCAAACATCAGTTTCATTGCATCGGCATGTGCTGCCGTGCTCGCTGCGTGTTCCATCACCGCTTTACGGCATGCCTTAATTAGTTCTACATCAGCTGCGCTGTGTCGTTGTCCTGCCATGGCTTCCCCCTACTCATTGCGGTCATAGTAGCAATACCGAATATTTACGACGTTGTCGGGGCAAATGCTTTATTGCATGCATCTGCAATGATTTTGTCTATCACACCGTCTTGCTGCATTTCGTCTGCTACCATGGCCCCTGTTTTCCATCGCCCCTGGTGTATCTGGCTTTGCTCATCGCCTACGACGTATCGAGCATAGGCAGCAGTGCTCACTACCGATGCGTCACCGATTTGCATGCGTAGCACGACGTATGACCGATTAAGTTTTTGCGACGTTTGCCACGGTAAGCCATTGCCGCGACCGCGTCGGTATTTGGTCATCCGCTTCATAGCAAACATTTTTTTGACAAAGCGCTCTTGCTTATCGCTCACCCATTGCATGCTGTTGGGCAATGGCTCAGGTGGTTTGTCTTTATTGAGTCTGGTGACTGCTACTTGTGCAATGGTCGCAATGGCTGCCTGCTGCGCCTCTCGTACTTTGTCGGCCAGGTGCAATGCAGCGTTTTGTACGATTACTTTCATACGTCTAACGTCCCTTCCGGGTATTCGTCAGGTACGTATTCAATAACTTGTATATTCAGTATTTCCTGTCTGTTCATTAATTGAACAAAAGCATCATTACCTATATTGGACATTACAAAAATAAATGTTTCGATGTCTTTAATCAGTTCAGAATCACCGATAAATTTATGTTTAACATCGTCCCAGATGGCAATTGATTTGTCTCTCTTTGCTTCAAATTTCATTTACCACCATCCTTCACTATCTGCGAGAACAATTCTAACAATTCAGTATCTTTTGCTGTTGGTTTTAAAGCGATATTATCAATAGCCGTTGTTAGTACTTCGCAATAATTCCCGGATATCTGACGAATAATGTTTGGATAGATGCGGAATGTATACGCTGAATCTGTATGATCCAAATATGTCATAGCTTCTACACTGTATCCCTGTGTTTGCAAACTAACTGGAGTTTCATTTGCAATACGAGTTGCTGCAAAATCGTTTGTTGCTCTAATTCCGTATTGTTGAAAATCTTGCAAAATGTGCATCGATTCATGCACAATTGAAGATGCATCGGAATTTTTGTTAGCTGTCAAAACACCTCTACCAAAAGAAGCCGACACAGTGTCACTACCTCCGCGTGCTTTATAAGTAATATTTATTGGTTTGCCGCTATCAGGTGCAATACCAATAGATAATTGAATCAATTCTGATATTCGTGCTTGTTGAGATTTTGACAAAGCAACACCTGAAAAAACAACATTTACAGTTGCTGGTGTCTGATGTTGCAAATCTCTGAGAACAGTTCTATATACTTGTTCTTCTCTTTTTTGCACAGATATTTTTAATTTTTCATAATTCTGAAATTCCTTTTGGTATAAATCTGCAGCTGCATTTGCTTCTGCTGAATCATAGCCGTGCAATTTTTTCATTTGTCTATGGTAATCATTTAATTGTTGTTCTCTCCCACCTTTGCCTTTCCAATTTGCTACCGTTTTTGCATCCGCAGCCAGATCAGCAGGCACTGCGTCTTTAATGTGCTGCGCAATTTCCGCTGCGCTCCGTTGCAATAGTGGCACGTCAGCAGGTTCCGCTGTTGCCTCATCGATGGTTAACTGCTCAGGCTCTGTTTCTACTGGCTGCGTCATTGCGTCTACATATTCCAGCCCCGTGTCACATCGACAGTTCACATGCGCTGGTGCACCCAAAGTGATATCCTGATCACCCGTGTAAACGCTCTCCCACATATCCTCGGTGAGTCCGTCGAGGTCTGCGCACATCTGGCACACAATGCGGTCTTTCTCCGTATTCCAAATACGGGTGACCATGATGCCAGCGCCTCGCGCCTGGTCGCGTATAGTCAGCGTCTGCTGTGACGCCGCTCGCGTCGGTTCAGTGAATGCAATACGCGTTGCTCGCAATTGCCCAAACATTGACAACTGCGTTTTGATATCTTCGACACTACTGCCAGTGGTCACCATGGCGTTCGCAATGACTTTATCTACATAGGTTTTTTCAGTCGCGCTCAAGTCTTGTAAAAACGGGTTCCAGTACTTATCTAAATACGTCGCGCCATGTGCCTTGATGCCCTGCTCGACCAATGCCGCGCTCTGGTCGTCAGCCATGCCACGTATCGGCTGCACTCGCTCAGCGCCAGCTTTGAGCACCTCGCCTGCTACGCTGTCGTCTAGTACATTGCGTAGATCAGTATCAATTGCAGCATAGTCACCCGCTGCAATCTGGGCTGCCACCTGGTCGTTCCGTGTTTCTAGCTTTTTGACGATGGCCTTGTATACACGTTTTTCGCCAGTGGTCATATCTGCATACGACAGTTTGACCGCTGCGAAAATGGCTGCTATTTCAGATTTTTTTTTTACGCCTTGCAGCTCAGCGTCGATGTAATCCAACAGATACCCCGGCAGGGTATCGCTGGTAAATTTGACCGCTGCGCTCTTGCCTGGCTTGTATCGCTTGGTAGCTTTGTCTTCGTATTGCTCCAGCTCATGCATACGCACCGATGCGAGCCCGCTGGCGTTGCGCTCTTCAGGCAGTGCAGCCGTCATATTGACTGGGGTATTGCTGTCGACGTTTACGCCTCCGTCGACCTCCTGTATTTCAGGCTCAGGCAAACCCAGCGCCGCTTCGATATTCTTATACCCCAGCGTTTGCATTGCGTACTGCAAAGGCAGCCCAGCTTGCACCAACAGCACCAGGCTGTTTGCGCGTGCTGCCTCGTCGACCTGAAAAACATCTAACATTTCAGGTAGATATTTGAATTCGTATTTTAAAGGCTTGAATAACTGTTCATTCAAAACCCGTTCATAGTATGCGAGTCTCGGTACAATCGTTTCGCGCCAGAATGACTGTCTATCTGAATCAGCCGTTGCATAGTTTGCAGCGCTCGCTTCGATCATCGTGCGTGGTACGCCGAACGTGCTGACAATGTTCTTGACAGCATTTTCTTGAATCGGTGCCATATCCATTTGGTCAAGCGGAAATGTCACAATTTGCGCGTTCACCTGGCCACGGAAAAAAAACGTTTTAAACGCATTGCTGACGTTTTCGACGTATCGAGTCCAGTGGCTTTTCATCCGCTCCAGCTCAGGTGGCGTAACGCTTTTGTCGAGCGACAACACCAGCGCAGGCTGCGCGCCATGCTCAAAAAACGCAGACTGGAAACGCTCCAGGTAGTACACCAGCTGGGCAGACTGCAATGCCACACGCGCTGGCGCCACTTCCTCATTCACGTCGCTTTTGATGCTGGCTTCGTGAAAATAAACAATGTCCGCAATAGTCCAGGTAGCATGCACCTCGCCTGACTGCATTTTTTGGGTGAAACGCAGGCCAGTCAGATAGTCTGCGCCTACCTGCTGATCAGCGTGGTATGTCACCTCGATAGAACGAGGATTCAGAAATTGAAAACCGTATAGCACACGACCACGATACAAGCGCAGCCAGAACGCACGACCAGTCAGCAGTAGGCTGCGCTCGGTTTGCTGGATGAGGTTTTGCAGTGGCGTGGTAAATGGATAATCGACGGGTTCATCATTGCGCAGCAATTGAAACGGCACCGTACCCAGCGCATCAGAACGCAGGTTTATCGCACGGTAGTACATCGGCACCTTTTCGTATGCGTCGATGGTACCGTATAGCTCACCGGCTTTTTTGGCAATGCTATACCAACCCGGTATCGCTTCAATTGCTTTATAGTCCATGGTTACCCCGCTCATACCTAGATGAAATCGTACAATACCTGGCCATTTGCGAGCATTTCGACTGCTCCGCTGACCGCGTCGACCATGTCATCATGATCGCCATACGGAAACGCCAGGCACTCATCGATAAACTGATTTACCCACTCACCGCGCACGACGCGCACCATACCCTGTTCAGCGCGCACAGCCCACGGCATTGCACGCTGCAATTTATCCTTGGTCACTACATACCCCTGCAGTGACACATTAGCCAGCTCTGGCATACGCCTGAGGTCTTGCAGTGCACCCAGGCCAGCTTGTGCCTGCTCGATACCCTGCATCGTGTCGTACTGCTCATTGCGCATGGTGTTCAGCATGATTTTGCGCACGTCTGGAAATTCCGCTTTTACACGGATACCGTCTGCAATGTAGAGAACACCATTCTCATCGAATGCGCATTTCACCGAAGCCGTATAGTCGGCAGTTTCTTTGATACTGGTCGCTGTGTCCCAATACCGAAACCATGCCAAACCGTCTGGCGCTCTGTCGACAATCTGAAACCACGGTCGCTTAAACAGCGTGCCACCCATGTCGACGAATTCGCCTGCTACTTCCTGCCTGAATTGTTCTTCGGTGTAGCTTTTGCGCAGCGTTTCAATAAACGTCGCAGGTAAAAAATGGTTATCCGCTGTACGACTGTGAATGATTTGATAATCGGGATCGCCTGACGTCCACAAGTTATAAATCCAATCCCTACCACGTGGTGTGGTGGTTACCCATGCGCGCCCAGGCTCTTCGCGCAATGTGGCGATGGCAATTGTCCACGTGTCGATGTTCACTAGTGCAGCTTCGTCTACCCACAGCCAGCCCAAATTCGCACCACGAAGACGTTCTGGGTTTTCTGCTGAGCGCAGCAAAATAATACGATTGCCATGCAGCCGTATGGTGCCTGTCGATATGTTTTCCTGAACAAGAATTTTTGCCTTGCGCGCAATGTCTAATAGCATTTTGCGCGCACCGTCGCGAAGCATGGCATTTGTCGGTGCGATAATCATGCCCGTTGAATTCGCTGGCTGGCGCAATACTTCAATTACACCAGCGCGTGTTTTCCCACTGCCACGACCACCAATGAACGCACGAAACCGCGCTTCACTCCGGAAGAATGCGAGTTGTGGCGCTGTTGATTGCGTCTGCTTCAACAACTTCACTGGCGTTGAATTCTGCAAGTCTGGGTGGCTCAATTCCAATCTCCACAATAAAATCGTTTGTCACCTGCTGTGGTGGTGGCTCGTATTTCTCGCGATATTTCTCAGGCTTCAGCGCCTTCAACAGAAACATTGCGAGTAGGTCAGACTTTCGCGAGCGCTGCGCCACATCCATTTCGAGACGCTCTGCAGCTTCCTCAATGGCTTCGTGCCACAGCTCGCGCACGTCTGGCCGCTCGTTGTACGCCTTGCGAGCGGTCTTGCGCGAAATGCCTACATACTCGCTGGCAGCAGTGACGTTTCCCCACAGTGACAGGTGTTTGATGAACACTGGTAGCCATGCGTCGACGTCAAGGTTTGTCGTCTTTGCCGTGGTACCGTCGCTGTACTTCAGGATGATAGTATCTGGTCGCACATACGCACGGCTTTTCATCGGGTTCTTCGGCTCAGCCTTAACGTCTGGCGTTTTGCGTGGTCGCCCACGTGGTCGCTTCGGCTCTTCAATTAGTGGCCGCTTTCGTGGTCGCCCAGGTGGTCGAGGTGCACGCGCACCAAACAGCGGAATTTCTGCCTCTTTTGGCATATCCGGTTCTTCGGGTTTGCGTCGTGTCATTTCTCGATTTCCGTATCAGTGATGACACGCAGCAGCGCATTGAGCACACTGCTACCCATCAGCAGGTACATTGCCTGGCCAGCCCAGTACGGATCATGCGCCAGCAGCATCAGCACCGACGCAACAGCCGTGATGATATTCAGCCACACGGTTTTCGACAAATACCATCGTTTTGTTTTCATGGTGTTACCTCCCCAATAGCTTATCGACAAACCAGGTAGCAGCACTGATGAGCGCTGCCACTACTGCCACACCACCCCAGATACGATTCACGCTCTGCTGCAATGCACCCAGCTCGCGTGCCAGTTCTTTTACCTCAGCCCTGAGCGCCAGCTCATTCGCTTTGATGTCGTGCTCTTGTGTTCGTTGCATACGTAGCAGGGTATCAACTTTTTCCTCTAAACGTGCAACAGCAACTTCAATCTGTTCCGGCATTATGTCCCCGCACTGCATCAGCGACCAAACCCCAAAATTGTTGCCACGGAAACGCCAGCGGGTCTATTTTTCCCTTTGTGTCAATGGCTGCATGGCTGGTGACCATCTGAATCGGATACAGCGTCAGCCACAGTGCGACGGTTTCCGCAACACTCTCGATTTGCGCCAGCGTGAACGGGTCTTTGCCGTCGCCTCGATTGCTGATTTCGATGCCCAGAGAAACGTTGTTTGGCAGCCCTAGTGAGCCTGTTAGCGAGTTTCCCACATGGTAGGCGATGATGTCATCAGGTACCATGCGGGTCTTTAAACCGTCTTTGGCGATGTAATAATGAATTGACACGCCGCGGTCATTCTTGCGCAAGTACTCAACCTCGTTTGCCGTGTTGCCACTGCCTGCCGTGTGGTGCAACACAATTACCTGTGGTGGCTTTGGTCGTCGGCTGCCGTGGCTTGTCGCTGGTACGCTCATCTCTGGGTATTTCATGCTGGCCCCTGATATCGCTCGATCTGCTCAGCGGTCACTGCGCCGCTAGGTGAATTAATGATGAAATACAGCTTCCCGCCCAGCACCGTCAGATTGCCGTGACACTTATCGCGAAAACGGAGCATCTGCCATGCGTCGTTCATCGATTTTCGGTACCACACGTGAATACCAAACTGGCCAGCGGGTACACCTGCATTGCTCATGCTTGTGCAAAACCACTGGCCAGCTTTGTCGATTACTACATACGTCGGTGTTGCCGTGTACGTTCCACCAGGTACACCCAGGTCAAACGCTTTGGGGATATCGATAGCCATGCTGCCACCTCGTTGTAAAACTTGGTGACAGCATAGCAAAACCGGTTATTTATGACGATTTCAGCGCGTGCAATTCCAGCTTGTACCGTTCGATACGCTCTAAGATGTTCTTTGCGTGTCGGTGGTACACCTCTACCATCTGGTGTGCCTGTGCCTGATCTGCTTCGCGCTCATATTGCAGCGCCTCGTGTAGCTTCCGCTCCCACATCGGTAACTCGCGCTCGATCACTTTGATGCGCTCTTCGGTGGCGTTTGTTTTTGGCCTTGGCTTCATAGCTTTGTTCTCCACAACATGACGGTGTCATTCCTCACATACCACTGCCAAAAATCGTCACTCAGTAGGATGCGCTCGAACACTTTGTACTGCTCAGCGCTGAATACCTGCTTTAGTCGGTGCAGCAGATTGTATATGACGTACCCATTATCACCACCGTATGCAACCACGACAACTGGCGTGCGTAATGTGAGTGATGTGCTATACCGAAACTCCAACACTTCAACATCGGGTGACCCTCCATTTACATACCAATCCTTCGGTATCGGGTTTGGTATTTCTTTCAGTCGTGAGTAGGTAACAGTGAATTGCATCAGTTAGCCTTCATACGATCTATTGACGCGTGCAAAACGCTTTTCAGGTGTTCCACCGACGGTTTCAGCGCAGCAGCAAACCACTGCTTCCCCTCGTCGGTAATGTAGAATGCCTCAAACGGTGCGTGGTATGCCCAGCCAGAAATAATGCCGTCAGCGTCAAACGCGTATTTCACCTCAACGTCAAAATACTCACCGAACACGTAGAAATTGTTGCCGTGCTCTTTCATCGCCTGGCGCTGCTCAGCAGTGTATGTGCGATAGCTTGTCATTTCCCCCACTTGCCTCGCTCGTAAATGATACCGATGACCGCGTATACTGCCAGGTCTAGCAGCGTGTCTTCGTAGCTTTCGGCATACTCGTGTGCATTGCCGTCGTGCAAAGTCTTACCGCTCAGGGTGATTAGCCGTTGCACTTTGTCGCTCATGCGCACAATGATGCCGTATCCGCCAGTGCTCGCAATAGCATTGCTGCCATACGCTGCATTCTTTTTCATGTACGTGCTGGTCATCAGATCCAACACTCGCGCAAACTCTGCGTGCTGCTCATCGGTCATTTCACCACGATTGCTGGTAGGTATATGGTCATTCATAAACGACCCCCCCGAAACCTGTAGTTTCGACCAGTCCACAAAACGCTGTTTTTCATCGTTAGTCATTTCACCACCGCTGCCGTTACATCGGTCTGCCCCATGTATTTGCCCTTCTTGTCCTTGTATGTCGTCTTCGGTCGCTCGCCTCGATAGAACAGCGCCTGGGCAATGCCTTCAAACGCATGCACACGAATGGTGTGCAGTGTCGCATTGTGCAGCTCAATTGTCAGCGTACCCATCCAGCCAGGTTCCATAGGTGTGCAATTTACAATAAGCCCACAGCGAGCGTAGGTGCTCTTGCCTACCACGATAGCCAGCACATCATCAGGGATGCGCCACACCTCGTGTGAGCGCGCCAGCACGAAGCTCCCAGGTGGAATGTCAATGCTGTCAGCGTGAAACGGCTGAATTGCCGTGGTCATTTCGTTTTTTGGGTCGACGACGTCAGCCTGCAGTGTTGCCCACTGGTTAGACACTCGCATGTCATACCCGAAGCTGGTCACCCCGTAGCTGATCACCCCTGGTCGGTGCTCCGTCGGTTCCCACGGTGCAATCATGCCTGCGTCTTTGCACAGTCGGGTGATTTCTTTGTCGTTCAGAATAGCCAGCTTTGCCAGCTCAGGTGCACTACGCTGCATATACTCCCCTTGTCTAGTTGATGATGTCGGTAATGACCAATGTACGCTCATAATCCTGTATAAAATATTCCACAATCTTTGGTCCAATATCAATACCATCGTCAGGGTGATGTATGTACATTTTCACATCAGATAATTTTGTACCGCGTAAATAAAGATATTGAATATCCGTATCTGGGTAGCTTGTCCACTGATAGACACGCATTTCACCCGGGTATGTGTCAACATGTGGTGCGTTCTGCAGCTTCAAATATTCCAGCACACCTGCAACTTCTATTATTCCGTCAGTTTTACGGTATGCTAACCGTATTTCCCGCGGTACCCGCTTCATGTTTTCAAACGGTGAAATCCATCCATCATGCGGCATATACTCCCCTTGTCTTTGTCGGTATGTCAATATCGTACCGTTGCTCTCGAGTGGCTCGCCTCAGCAGCGCCTTTGCTATCCGTCGCGCTTTGCGAATCTCTGTCTGGTATAGTGCGTGCTTTGTTCGCATTGCCTTGCAATGCTGACACTGGCAGTTCAGCGGTTTCACTGTGTGCCTCGCCCAAATCGCAGCCTGCGCCAGATATGCTGCTGATTGCCCACAATACGCCGAAATGGCAACCCGTAGCGCTTCAATCGTCGGTACACGCTCGACCGCTGTATGTGCAGCGCCTGTGCCATGTCACCGGCTGACGTCGCTTCGTACCATGCTGTATCAGCTGGCCAGCTGGGTATCACGTGGTTTGGTCGGCAGTGCATCCCACGCCGTGCGCAGTAGCTGCGTACCGTCCGTACATTGCAGCCTATCTGCTGCGCAATTTGGCGCGCTGTGCGCTGTGCGTACCATTCTCGATCAGCTGGCCACCGATAGGTAAAACCGCGTACTGGCTGGCCACCGGTGCGCTGTCCGGTCAGCTTCGACACTGCCCAGCGACCCTTGCAGTAGGCATATTTTTTGCGCTTCAGATGCTGAATAATGGCAAATGTTCTTTGCCCCAGCTCTCGACGCATATCACCCACTGTGCGTATTCTGTACCACTCTGGGTCTGCAGGCCAGTTGACGCGCTCTCTAAATCGCATCCCCAGCAGCGTACGCTGATACTGTATTGAACGCCGATTATGCCCAGTTTCCCGTGCTATCTGCGCTGAACTTTTGTCACTGCGTAGTAGCTTCATCAGCTCGTCAGTCAGCCGTATGTGTTTACCCATGGCGCCGCCTGATTTCAGTCACCACCGCAATACACGCTGCGCTCAAATCCATAGGGATCATGAGGGGTGAATTGTTCTTTTCACACTCTGCCTGAATGTTCCGCAACACCGTATTCAGCTCTTCGTTTGTCGCTGCCAGTTCATCGTCGGTCATTGCCTGCGCTTTGGCTGCCCACGCCTCGCGCGTTTCGTCATTCGAAAATGTCATCAATTGCATACCTCCTCACACATGCCGATACCGACAACACGATAAATATTCCAGCTTTGCCAAAGTGACGGATACCCCAGTTTTGCCCGCACTCGATCTGATTTATATTTACGACGGGTAATGAATGCACCGTTTAGCATCTGTTGTTTCATTGTCATAGCTATTGCTCCTCTGCTTGCTTTTCGACTTGTGGTACCCATTTGTTACGATAACCAACATCTGGCGTATAGCTTAGTTTCGCCATACTGCTACCCCTTGCTCATCGATGCGCATCCATTGCGACCAGCACCGCTGCGACGATACCCAGTGCTGCCACCCAGCACCGCTAGCCCAGAGTCGTGTAAACGCGTCGTACTGTGCCTGGTAGGTATCCGTGTCAGCGTGTGTACGACCGGTCAGCCACTGGTAGGTACTATCGTTGAATTGAAACAGCCCACCGTCACTGGTGTGACTCCGTGCATGCTTTGCGTAGGTGCCATACGTCAAACCGTCGCCACTCTCGCAGGCAATCACCGCGGCCGCTTCCCTGGTCACCTCAAATGGTACGACCTCGCAGGTACCACCAGTGCAGGCCAGGTACCAAAATAAAATGATTGTGCTCATTATTTGCTCTGATTGTTACGCCAGAATGCTAACCGTATTCCGATAACTGTGCCGATTAGACTGCCGACAATTTGCAATACCACGCGCCAGTCACATGTGCTCATATCCGCTTCAACTTTCGCTGTACGTAACGCTCTATGTATTCTTCGACGTATTGCTGCAGCTCTTCGACGCTCTCGCCATGCTTTGGCCCGATGTGGCTGACGTTGAACAAAATTGCATCACAGAACGCGTGCTTGCGAGTCGTGTCAATAAACGCAGCTGGCAGCACATCGAATTTGTATTCGCTGCCTGTGTACTCGGTTTGCAGCTTCATCCCCAGACGCTGTTTTTCCCAGATGAACACCAAACCATCGACGACCGTGCTGGGTTTTTTGGTGTGCTTACTCATTGTTGTCACTCCTACACTAACCGATGACGATAGATATCAAACACGTTGCTTTTGGCTGTCACAAAAATACGACGTGTTACAGCTGGATGCCATGGTTCTTGAATTATTTGCACACCTGTCAAATGAATGTCCACTGGCAATTCTAGGCCATGTGGGAACATCAGAAAACCATTGCTATTGCTACCCCATGCACGAATTAATGACCTTGCATCCTCACTATCACTCACAAATGTAACCAACGTATCATCAAATCGCGTCTTGGCAATATCGATAACTTCGCGGTGAAATATCATGCCATCCAACAGACGCGTGCCAAACGTCAGCATTGCAATAACATCCGGCTTACTCGTCATCGTCTTTGCCTTTCTCTGCGTCCGATGCTTTCAGTTCATCCTGCAGTGCATAGGGTGGCACTGCAAGACTGGTCACCCAGTTTGGATGCGTAGTGGCCAGCTGGTGCAGCGTGTCAATCGTGCTCGCCCAGGGCAAATTCATCACATATGACCACTGCACAGCATGCTGTAACCAGCTCAGGAAACTGAACGGCTGCCGATAGGAAATAAACTGCATTTTAATAAGCTCATCGACGTACAGCGCAGCCACAAAGCGCAAATGATTGCGCGTCACTGCCGTTCGCTTGCACACTACCAAAACTTTAAGTGGCTGGGTTTCCGTCGGCTCAATTTGCACCCACTCGCTGATACTTGACCACTTGCGCACAATCACCAGGTTTTCGTGCGAATACGTTTGTGTGCGCACGTGTTTCGATACTTTCCAATTTGCTATCTGCTGTGTCCGTCGATCACCACCACGTTTCATCACTTATCCCCTTTCAGTTTCATTGCATATCACCGACAATGTCTGACACACTGCAGGTAATCACCCCTTTGTCATCCAGCTCAGCATGCAAGTCTGCCAGCTCGCGTTTCAGTGACGCGTTTTCGCTCTCCAGCTCTATACACTTCTTGTACAGCAACGTCATCCGCTGCGCATCCTCAGTGCTCATGCTCTGCTGAATAGCATGTATCCGCTGATCCTTGAAACGAATGATAGCTTCGTTGCGCTCGCGCTCGCGCTCGATATACGACCGCAGCAAATCCAGCTCCGCTTTTAGTGCTTTCCTTTTCTTCCCCATTGCTCCCCACCTCTCTATTCGTCGTCGCTGTCGCTGTCGCTGTCGTCGATGTATTCGTCATATCCCAGGTGAACGCCAGTTTTACGGTGTATCAGTGATAACAAATCACCGTCGGCTTTGCGCTCTTTTTCCAGATATTCGATGCGCTTTTTGAGCTCGCTAATATCTGCTCGTTGCTTCACCAGCATCTGTGCAGCGTCGAATGCCCCAGCACCGTGCAGCTCCTTCATTGCTTCCATTCGCGCTTCGGCTGCGTGCATCTGTTGCTGCATATACACTGCTCGCTGCTCTGCCTTGCGCGCAATCGTTGCGTCTTGTGATGACTGTTTTTCTGCCAGTGTTACTTTCTTTTCAGCCATCACATACTTGTACTGTAATTCCCGTACTTCGCGCTCGAGATCTGCTATCTGGCGCTCAAGATGCGCAACAATTAACGAATCCATCGGTACCCCTCCCTGCTAATCGCGCCATCCCAACTTTTCTCCAAACACATCGTAAATTCCCGACAACGCTGCATAATACTTGTCTCTATACTTGTCTCTCTCTACCATCAGCTCTTGCACCTTATCATTCAGCTGCACATTCTCCGTAGCCAGATGTGGCGCGATGTTCACCACCGACAACAGCGCGTCATACTGACGCGTTTTTTCCTGCCATGCTGCATAGCTCCGCGTGGTCTGGCTTTTGCTGTTTGACAATTCGCGCTGTAGTGTATGCACCTCGCGTACCCGTTCCTGCAATGCCTGGTACAGATCAGCGTTCAGTTTTTTCAGGTCTCTGACGTCTTGCTCCAGCTCTGCAATCCGTGCTTCACTGCTCATTGTTTTGCGCTCGCTTCCATATCGACAACATGTGACTCATTGCGACCTGCACCGCGTCTGACACTCGCTCCAGCTTCGGTAGCATCTCTGCGCAGTACGCAGCTGCAATCATCCTGATTTTGTATTCCGCCTGGCACATCCTTCGGTAGTGCATCGGTATACGCTCGATCTGCATTGCTACCCGCTGCGCCTTTGTTCTACGTGTTTTCATCGTCGGTGGCCTCGCCTTTCTCTGCAAAGTAATCCACCCATTGCAGAAACTCCTGCCACATATGCGCCTGGGCTGCTGGGTTCACCTCGTCCTCACCCAGTGTGTACCACGCTGCAGCCAGCACTGCTGCCACAGTGATATCGTTGTCGGCTGCAATCTTGGTGATTTCTTCAGCCATCGACACTGGCACCTCAATGGTCAGTGTTACCACGTCTTCATCGTCTGGGTTAATCGTCTTTTGGTCGTCGCTCATTCGAACACCTCGCCTTTCTCTAGTACTCGCAAATTCACTACGTCCGATGCTTCATTATCGACCTGGGCAGCTCGCTTCCCATGCTTTGTACCTATCCTCTCTAAACGTTCTTTCTGCTTCGCTACCGTCGTCTCGAGCGCCTCAATGCGCTTCTCCTGCTCCGCTGCCAGCCGTGTCACATCCTGTACATAGCTATACAATCTGGCCATTTCCGACGCGAATTGCTCTATCTGCTCTTGTGGCTTTCCCTGCAGTGCCATCGCCTCGGCCACAATCATGGCGTTTTTGAAAAACATCATCATCGTGAGCCGTCGGTAGTCTGGCTCTTTGAAATGGTATTCAGGTATCTCTTTCATTGCACCTCATAAAATCAAAAACCCCAGAGTTTGCACCCTGGGGTTTTACTTGTAACCAGTTCTAGTATTCCGCTTCGCTATCGAAGACAGCGTAAATGCGATCCAGCACGTCGATGACCTCCCAGATGTTGTCTACCTGCGTGCTATTCAGCGCTTCGTACTCCACCGGGTATTCATTCAACACATAGTCAAATGCGTTTTCGTACCCCGTGAATCGCTTCACCTGGTAGTACTCAGTCACCAGACTTCGCACCCGCTGCATGTTCACCGCGCTCATCGTCTTCACTGCGCTCATCGTCTTCACTCCTGCAAATCATTCAACCCACCGTCAGTATAGAACACTCTGTACAATTCGTCAACACTACTACACGCCTTTTTGTTTTTCTTTTCGTCTGGTGTGTCCTGCCTCTGGCCTGGGCTGCGTACTTGCTGACTTCGCTCTAATCCCGTCGAATTCCACGTAATTAGATGCTCTCTATGCCGTGCTCGTCGCTTGATGGTCACTTGATAGCACTCAACAGAAAACCCCAGCACACTGCGCGTTGTGTACTGGGGCTCTCTGTTTTTCTCCCAGACGTCTGATGGTGTCGTGATCAGCTGTCCGTTTCACCAGTATACATCAGTTTTGCTACCCAGCTTTCGCGTGTACTCTCGATATTCCATTACCAGATGTGCATACCGCTGTACCCCTGCCTCGTCGTGCACCGATATCCCTGGCACGTCTTCGATTACCACCAGTTCACCGTAGTAATACGCCGCTATCATCGCCTTTTGCCTCATCTCGTTGCGCAGCCGTGCCCTCTCTTTGCTCATCGCCTTGCGCCCCTCGTCGTCCGCTGCTTCCCACGCTGCTACCATCTCCGCCACACGCTGCCCGTCGCTGATCATGCTACGCTTCTCCCTCGCTGGTGTGCAACAGCGTAGCACAATGCTGCGCTCTTTTTGTTTTTGGCTCTATACGAAGCTGGCCACCTTAGGGGGAACGCGCTCGCGACTGTTGGCAGCCGCTCGACAGCGCTCGCCACCTGCCCACGTCGTCGCGATCACCCACCGCTCACCACCCAGCGCAGCCCACCGCTGCACCGACAATGCTTTACACGGCTGCCACAGCGCTGGCCAGTGTCAAGCATTGCGCCACAGTGCCACACATGGCGTTCACCGCATCACATTGCGGAATGTGTTTCAATGCAACATTATTGCCGTTCTGTTGCTTTGACCGTGCGCACCGCATCACCATGCGCCAAACGTCGCACAACCATGCGCAGCCGTGCGCAACATTGCTTGACACTGCGCAACGTTATCGATGCATACCAGCACGATCGTCGACGCTGGCGAGCGCAGCGAGCGGGGTGAGCACGCGCCAGCGTGCGAGCTGGGTGGCGAGCGCAGCGAGCGCTTTCGCGCGCGCGAAGCGCCGCGCGCTCTTTGGCTGCCAAATCGCACAAACGCTGCAAGTACATAGTGTCCATTGCACACGATGTACAATCCAGCGTGATGCACGATTGTCTACTAAGTCTATAGGCTTTGGTATTAAATCAATACACGTTGAAATAAATCAAATTTGGCCACAATAAAAAATAGTTCGGAATCTAACTAATAGTATTAGTTTTGGGCCACGCGCCACACGTCGATACACGCGAGCATTGCGACCAGCAACATACCAGCACATTGCAGCCAGGATGATGCCCGACACACCGTACAAACAGCGCATATGCAACGATCTGGGCACCGCATGACGTCGCCCAGCATCGTTGCGTACTGAGCACAGAAACAACGTCGAACATCAGGGGAACAACGAAGAACAACAAACTATAGAGATAGGAAATATATATATATATATATCTTGTATGTATTCTGTATGTGTATGGCGTGTATGTATGTGTGTGTATGTGTATGACGTGTATGACGTGTATCAAACCATACACGTTTCATACACGTTTTCACCACCAAACGTGTATGACGTGTATCAGACGTGTATGGGATTTTTGGCGTTCTAATGCCCTATATGCCACTTGATACACGCCATACACGTTTTTTTTCAGAAACACACGTTTTCATACACGTTTTCATACACGCAATGACACACATTTGACGTTTTCCGCGTCAATATGCCAAACACGCAATGCACACAAAAAAACAGCGCCACGTGTATGGCGCTGGTCGACACATCTGATACACGTGTATATACACGCGTGTATATACACGTGTATCACCTCATTGCAGGTGCTGCCGAATCAGCTCAAGCACGGCCACGGCTTCGTCTGGCGTGTGCACGACGTGTACCAAACTGCCGCGCCACTCTGCACACCAGGCGAGCTGCAAGGTGTTCAGTTTCCCTTTGAGCACGGGGTTTTTCACCTCGACAAGCGCGGTCACCCCGTGGTACCCGACAAGTAGATCAGGTACCCCTTTGCCGACGGCATGCAGCAAAATCACCGTGGCGCCAGCTCTGCGCAGCGCCTCGACAATGATGCCTTGATTGTCATCGATTCGACGTGCAGCGTAGCTCAATTTCTTCATACTCTGCCAACCTCCGTACCGTCAGCGCTGCGTCACTGCGACGTGCCTGCAAATACCGTATCACCGATGCGCGGTCATACAATCCGAAATGCACCTGCTTCGGCTCGAGCGGGTGATTTATCGATATGTCTCGCCCAGCCTGGATAGCATATCGCAGTGCCTGGGATGTCACATACCGTCGTGCGCACTCATCAATAATTTCCTGGTACCACCACTGATCCTTCGTCGCTCTCGGATTGCCTGACCATCGATGTGCGACCATGTGCTCGAAAATGTCGGAACGACGGTACACATACCCTTCGGTGCCATGCAGGTATATCGGCTGTACCAGTTTGAGCAGCTTTCGCGAAGTATTTGACTCTCGCGTGTACCCCATTTCAAACAGCTCTTTGCGGGTGACAAATATCTTGCGCGCTTCTTTGTATAGCTGGCGTAGATCGTAGTGGCGTTTATCGATGGTGTCGAAATCGAGGCGAAGTACATGCCCATCTTCAAGCCACTGCCAGACGGCCTCGGGATCATAGGAAATATTTTTGCTGGCATGCTTTCGGTAGGGTAATCCGTGCTTTCGCCTGGCCTGCTCAATCCACGCGTGTGGTACTCCCCAGTCTGCTGCAATGTCTTCGATACGGTACCCCAGCATGCGTTTCACAGTCAGGCCTAGCAGGTGATACCGATTTTGCACTGCCAGACGTGAACGGCCTAAATGTTTCGCAATGGATGACACCGATCTATCAAACGCGTGTTCTTTGATGTATGCATCGTCGGCTTTCGACCAGTTTGGCTTACTGGATCTGATATTGTGCACCCGTAGCCAGTCGTACACTGTCGCATAGTGCACATCATAGTATCTGGCCAGTAATCGTACGTTGTACTCAAACCTGCGCAAATCCCTGCGCAGCGTCGTCGGGTCTAAATACGGTCGTCTGATACCAGGGTCACCGATGATACGGTAAATGCGCTCGTATGACGTCTTGTAATGGTCTCGAGCAGCTTTGACGCCATGCTCTGCTACATACACTTTGAGCTCTTTTTCATCGAAATGCGCTTTACGTGCCATAGCTACACCACCGCTGCGTACAGCGCACGTAGGAGCTGCTCATGTACGACTGCCTTGCGCATGGCATTGCGGGTGATGAGCGCAACAGCGAGCGCACCACCTGCATCGATGGTGCGCTGTATCCGTCGCTCAAAACTAGCGCGCTTATTCGCTGGTGTGTTGCAGTCGGCATGGTACATAGCGCTGTACCGGTCGCTGTCGTCGTCGCACAGCGCCTCAATTTGGTCGACAAGCAGCGCGTTATACGTATCGATCATGGCGCGTGCCTGGTTCATCGTCGCCTGCTGATTCTTTCGGCAGTATTCACACAGTGCAATGCCGTCGGGTGATTCCAGTCGAAACGACGAATGGCACGCCACACACTGTGGGTTCCACATCCCGTGATTTCTCATTGCAGTATTTCTCCTCTCAGTGCATCGAGCAGTGGCCGCGTTTTCACCCACACCCCTGCAATCTGTTCAGCGCGTGCAAAATTGCCTATCTGGTACAAACCCCTGAGCTCTGCCACACGGTTTTCTGGTATCAGATGCAATGCCTTGTACGCCATCGGTGCCACTGGCGCTGGCTCTTCGTCAGCCTGCGCCTCGTATCCTGTCGGTACGTACGCTGCCACCGGTTTTACGCTTAGGTATTTCCCTGTGCTGTCCTGTTTGACCATGCCTAGCTCTTTCATGCGTTTCAGCGCATTCCAGGTGGCATTCTCTGCTTTGCCGATCAGCCCAGCTATCTGTTTGGGCATGAGCCGTGCATTGTTGTCGAGCGCTTCCAGGATGATGCGCTGTAGCTTCGTTGCATTAATGGTTTCGATATCCCCAGCAAGCTCATGGTGTGCAAATTGCTCATTCCACGACAACAGCCGTTTATCATCCATTGCAATGTCACGACCTCTGACGTGTAGTTCTGTGTACTTTTCGTCAGCAGCCATGCGCTGCAGAATGTACATCCCAGCCACACCACCGTATAAACCAGTGGTGCCGCTGATTTCGTCGAATACGTCGTCTCCCTTCGATTTTCTCGTGTGGTGAATGACGAGAATTGCGCAGTGGTACTTTTCTGCTAACACATTTAGTGGTTTTACTGCGTCGTAATCCTCACTGTACGGGTGTGCATTCTTTTCGCGAGGTGCTCGAATATTCTCGAGAATGTCAACGACGATCAGCGCAGTGTCTGGGTATTTCATCAGATACGCTTCAAGGTCGTCGACGGCCTGGGTGCCTCTGCTCCACTCGGTAGCTATGTCAAAAATCTTGCTCGCCTCTTCGCCAGTATCCATCTGGCGCAGTCGGCTCTGCATGCGTCTCTCGTTGCTCTCAAGGTCTAAATACAGCACACGCGCTGGTGTGCTGGTCGTTTTGCCGCTCACCAGTTTTGCATTCACCGTGTATTGCCCAAATACGGGTTTTCCCATCGCTACACAGCGCGCTATGTGCGTAGCAGCCCATGATTTTCGGCTCTTCGGTTTACCTGCCAGGATAAAACACCCTTCTGGCAAAATATCCTCTACGATCCAGTTCAGTGCTGCAAACGATTTTCTATCCAGGTCGTATGCGCTGATGGTAGAAAACTGCAGCGTATTCGATTGTGCGAAGCTCACCGGCTGCAATGCCTGCAGCTGCGCCATTGCGTCGGCTGCGTAGAGTTTTGCCCAGTCTGCCAGATCACCACCGGTACCAAGCTGCATATCGACAGCATAGGCTTTGAGCTTTGCATCATTCAGCGCCTTAGTGACTTTGGCGCTGGCAGTGCGACCAGCTTTGTCACAATCCAGCGCGACGACCACAGCACCGCTCCACACGGTCACCAGCTCAGCAATAAGCGAGCTGGTAATGTTGCGCTCGCCACCGCCTGCCAGGGTGATTGCTGGTATACCGAAATGCTGGGCAACGACGGTGCTGGCTTCCCCATTGCAGTACACCAGCGGGTGACCCGTCGCACGCGCCATTTTGATAGCTTCAGGCAGCTTGTACCAGCACGCAGTAAATCCCTTTTCGTTGGTGTAAGTATCGCCGCCTCGATAGTCAAGAAAACGGTACCTGGTACCGTTGTTTGTCGCAATGCTGATTGCTGGCCTGCGCATGTAGCGTATGGCTCGCATGCCAGCACTGGCAAAAACATCCCAAGAAACGCCCTTTTGCGCCGCGTAATCGAGGTGGTCGGTATAAACCCGCTTACTGGTATCTATCGACGCTCCTGGGCGCTCTACGCCCAGCTGTGGCGCACGCTCAATGAGGTCGTATAGTGTGCCTGATTCACTGGTGACGTGATCAGTCCACACACCGTGCTCGTCGTCGGTGATGTGCAGTGAAAAACTGTTGCTGTCAGAGTTTGCGCGCAATGGTGAATTCAGTCGATATTGACCATCTGGCCTGGGTGATAATCCCAGCGCCTCTAGCAGCGCCTGTGCTGTGCTCATGCTGGTGCCTCAATGGCAAACCACGCCCGACAGTATCGAGCGTGGTGCACCGAAAAAATACAATCCCTAGAACGGTCGTTCGTCGTCCTCGTCGTCTGCCAATGGCTGCACGGTGTTCGTCGGTGGCGTGGGCTCTGCGTCGACGTTGCCCCGTCGCTGGTCTTGCCACTTGCTGGCAATGAGCTCGCTACGCATTTCGGCAGCCTTCACCAACAGATCATGACCAATGTACAGCTCTCCCAGCTGCGCTTCGGTGGCTGCTGCCTTGATGTCTTTGATGGCGATATCGTGCAACACCGTCGACTGTGAGCCGTCGCCCACCTGGGTGAAATGTGGCTGACCCTTTGCGTCGTACACACCACCAAACGTCATCCAGAATGCCCACGACGGCAGCGGTTTCTTTGCCTGCGCGTTTGCCACTTTCACTACAAACTCCTCGTGGTCTGCCATGACGCTGCGCTTCGCACCAACGACGCGCTGGGCTGTCCACCCCTTGCAGGTAAAAATCACCGGGTCACTGTATCCCTTCATCAGGCAGTACAGCTCCGTGTAGATTTTCATGCCCTGATCACGCTGGTACTGGGTATGCCAGGTGACAAACTTGCCATTCTGGGTGAATGGCTGTGAGCGTCGCCCCAGCACAATCAGCGAAATGAACGGGGTTTCAAAGCCCTCTTCGTTGGGAAACAGATTCGATTCTGTCCACCCATCTGGGGTACCGCTCACATAATCAGCTTTCACATAGAAACAGCCTGGGTCACCACTGCGGCCCACTTTGCGACCGTTATTCCAACGAATACGGGGCTGTGCGTCGGCTCGGCTGTCACGCTCCCACTGCAGTCCTTCGCCATCAGTCTTCCAGCTCATGCAATCCCTCCTGATCATTCATGCGAGCACGCGCAACCCGTGCCATAGTATCTATTGCTTCACTGCTCGCATTCTCGAAAAACGCCAGCAAGATAGTCACCACGATTGCAGATACTGAAATGTTGTACAACTCTGCGGTCTGCCTCAGTCGTCGATGCAACGATGTCGGCATTGCGAGTACTGGCCTGGCCATTAGCGCTTATCCTTTTCGATACGCAACGACGCTTTCACGGTAGTGACCTTCTTGCACTCGCGAATCTTGCGCGCCAGGTGGTCAGTAATTTCGGTATTCGCCTCAATCAGGCTCATCACCAGCTTATCGAGCGCGTCGGTGTCGTAGCCATTGCGATCATAGCCAGGTGCAATGCGAGCAGTAGCAACACCCTTGACCGTATAGCTCCCCAGCTCTGCTTCGTGCAATAAGTTTTCGATATTAGTGCGCTGGTCTTTGAGCTGCTTTTCAAAATCTGCTACTTCGTCTGCAATTTCCATGTAATTGTAAATTGCATCTGCCAGCAGATCAGGCTTATATTCCATCATTTGCTATACTCCTTTTGCTGTGTCTGTGCCACAGCGTCGGCACGTGGTGATGCATCACCACGTGCTTCAATTTCCGACAAAACCCGAATCAATTGTGTCAGCGCCCAACCGCTCGTGCTCATGCGCTCGCTGACGGCCAATGTCTTCATGCGTTCCAAAATTTCGACTGGCACGCGCATCTGCATCTGTCGACTGCCCTGACTGTTCGTACCAGGTGCTCGGAATCGTCTTCGGTACATAGACACTTTCTCGGTAGATAATAGGCACACTCAGCTGATCTGCCACCCACGCCACTGCTTCGTCAAATGACTCAGTCCAGTAGTATGTTGTTTCGTCCTCTTCCTTCACAGCCCACACCGGAATACGCGCAATTTGCAACCAGATACGGTATGCATACCCATTGCGCATAGCTTCGTATCCTGCCACCCAGTCATCAGAAGTGTTTAACACCAACACCTGATCGAGATAAATCACATCCGCTTCGGTCAGGCATGGTGCCAGGTGATTAAGAAAACTCACCTCGTACTTTGTCGGCAGCTCAGGCATGATACGTACTCCCTGCAATGATAAAACAGACAACGAAAATACCTAGTGTTGCCGCCACGACGTCTTCAAATCCTCCCATCGTGTATACCCCTTCGTGCTATATGCAATGCGATTAATATCAATAACCGCTGTAATGCCTACGATGGTGTGACCGTGGGTGGCCAGCATCACTGATTTATTGCGTATTTGGTGCAGCCGTGTCGTGTGCAAAATACCGAACATCACAATCTGCTCTTCTGGTTCCATGTACGTCAAACTGGCGCGTCGTCCGTCGTCGAGGTCAATGAGCAGTGACACAGCGGGTTTCGGATAATCAAACCGAATGCCATACATGGTCATCGATATCGTTGCTGGGTGATACTGGTACATGCCGTCAGTCATTGTGCCTGCTCCTTGCCTTTCATTGCGTCACTGAATGCCTTAGCGCTGGTGTAGGCTGCTTCCCGTGTCGTGTGGGTGATCTGTGTCGCTTCACCTGCAATGGTGCGCTCTTCGATGTATTCGTATGAGCCATCCAGCTTAGTAATCTGATACACAGCAACAAACCAACGAACGCCCATCATAATGCCCCCCAGTGCTGCTACCAGTTTCATGTTTGTCACTCCTGCAAATGAAAAATCAGTGTTCTGTGCGTCGACGCTCGCGAGCGCTTCCAATGCCTTGCCAATCTTGACGCGCACCTCATCCCAAAATGCGCCCTGGTGATGCGAAATGGCATTCGACCAGGTAATCAGCTGCGCTTCGTTCATGCGTGGTAATCGGTGGTGCTCAATGACCTCCTGGATGTACGCATCATAAGTAGCTTTGTCACTCATGGTTTCTTCTCCGTGGGCTGCCTGGCACACACCAGGCAGCCCGCTCTGTGTGCTATTCCGGCTGATTGTTCCAGCGCCAAATGTTGATTGCGTTCACAGCGTATGTGTACACGTCGATATGCTCAGTGTCGAGGCCAGCGCGTGCGAAGTCGCTGCGCAGCCAGTCGACAATGTTGCCAATGCCTTCGTAGTGCACGCTGGTCAGCTCTTCGTTCATTTCGTCCAACCACTCTTGCACAAGCACTGCCAAATCTGCGCTGTTCAACTCGTAGTGTTTCATACCATCACTCCTTGCAAATCATTCAACCCACGGTCAGTGTAGCAGTATGTATACAATCTGTCAACACTAAGAATGGAGAAAAGAAAACTGGGGATGCGTACTGTTCCGACCGCTCCCCAGCACACCTATTGTACTACGGTTTCGGTGGCTCTGGGTATGCTGGCCCGCTCCAGCTCGCGACGTCGACAAGGCCAGGGTAATCACGCCACGCCTGCCGATAGTCGCGCCATTGCTCTTTTTGCATCGGTGTCAGTGGCGCATCATCCAGCTGGGTATAGTCACACTCATACAGTCGCGCATTGCGATAATCACGCAGATCACCCATAGCAATATCAATTGATGGCGCATCGATGACCGTCGCTTCCTCAGGTGGCGTAACGTATTGTGTGCCCAGGTCATCCCAGTATTCAGTGTGCAGTGTCGGCTTAATGCAGAGTAATCGGTAAATCATCATATTTCATACGCTCCCGTGTGTTGCACAATGTGCAAAATAGGTGATTCACCTGCTGCATTCTCTGCAATGACGCTGATGGTCGTATTGACGTTTGGCAGCAGATTAATTTCGACACTGTCGCCTGTGGTGAAATACCGTGTAATGGTCAGTGCCTGGCGAACACTGGTTGAAAACGTGCTAGCCATAAATGCGACGTTTACCGTATTAATAAATACACGACCAACGACCGTATGTGCGCCAGTCGTCGTATATAGCATGGTCACACTGTAGAAACCACTAGTGGGTATGGTGATAGCAGTGCCAGTCCAGGTGAATCCAAAATTGCGCAGCTCAGACTGCCAGGTAATTAATGTGCCTGCCGTGGTAATTGCGAGTGTGCCTGAGCGGGTCAGCGTCAGCGCAGCAGATGGCGCCTCGTTGGCTGAAATGTTATCTATTGCCGTGGTGTTCAGCGCCTGGTAATTGTATAGGTCAAGAATTGAGTTTGACATTTACCACCTCGTCGCCTGTACTTTTCCACTCAAGTCCGACGCCGTATACATACTGGGGTATGGCTGTGCTATTCCAGGCAACGTTGATTTTGTCACCGAAAAAATAATCCCTACCATACCGCATTTCTGACGTCTGCAGCACGTCGACTGCGTAGGTGACGCGCTTCCGCTGCTGAATAGCTAACGTTTTATTGCCGAATTGATTCAGGTATGAAACGGTAGCATTTTGCTGGTTCTTTGCGTCTACGTATGTTTCTCGCAGATCGAGGCCAGTCGGCAGCGTACCAGGTCGTACCGAAAATAATTTTGCATCTTCGGTGCCATTGCCCCCCGTGATAACGGTATTGAAATCGTTGATGATATCGTAGTTTTGGGTAATCTTCGCGACGGTGCCAGTGCCGACACTGAGCGTAATCGAGCTGGTACGGTCGGTACCGATTTGCCCCAAATAGGTGGTATACGTCCATGTCGCTGGGGCTGTATAGGTCAGCGTAAATGCCATGCCGCCGGTATATGCAATTTCTTGCATAGTCTTCAGCAGTGGCTGCATTGAGCATTTTAGGGTGAGCGCTGTACCGGTATTTGTCGATGCGCTGGTGGTCATACCAGTTACACGACCGTCGAGCAGTCTGCCGTTTGCCGTGGTGGCCAAACTGCCGATGTTGAAATTGAACAACCGTTTGAGGATTGTTTCAGCTGGTACCGCTTTAAATACTGACAGATAGCCTGCATTCGATTTATATGCAATGACACGATCAGCGAGCAGCGCCAGCCAGCCGACACAAGTGACGACCAGCTTTGTTCGCAGCTCTTTGATGGTCACCTTTTTGCGAATGAGCCCAGAGAATTCAAGTTGATTCGGTATGCCTAGCTCAACATCTTGCCGATAAATGCTAACAAATGCGCCCATGTCGAGATACTGCGCAGCATATGCGCTGTTGTCGATGGTGAATTGCAGCATATCGATAGCATTTAGCTGTTTACTAATCGACAGTGTCAGGAAGTTTGTTACCACTGCCTGCAGCGTGCCTGAGCTGTCGTATACATTCATCGTGTAGTACGGTGCCATGCTATGCCCTAATCACAGTGAGCTGTGAGTCGTTGACGCTTCGCCCTGCCGTACTCGCCCAGGCCTGCAGATAGTAGGTATTTGCACTGCCCAGCGTCACCGAAATCGGCAGCGTAATGGAAGCCTGGTATACGCTGTCACCACTCAGAGGCAATACCGCTGCTGAAGCAATTTGAAAGTCATAATCCAGGTTTCGCAGCAATGCTTTGCGCGTGCCTGTGGTGTTGCTGTCGAATTTCATCAGAAACGAAAATGTATATACGCCACTCTGACGGATAGTAATTGCGCCAGTTGTGGTGTTGACGCTCATCGTGCCATCAGTGCTGGGTGTTACTGGGCTGCTGAAGCTGGTGAGGTCATAGTAGGTGCTGGCCAGGGTGAGCGACGCTGTACCACCACGCATATACACATACTGCTGTTGTGGGATTTGGCGCGTCTGTGCAAAGGGGTAATAGCTGCTAATGCTCGAAAACTGTGAAGACGCATTGACCACCACGGTAGCATACGCAATATAATTTGCAGCGCCGATAGTGTTCAACTGTGTTTGCAATGCAATCGCCATACGTACCGTTTTATCAAGCACCGTAGTCGTACCAGCTGCCGACGCGGTCACCGTGTAAGTACCACCGCTATTATTGCTAATGAGCGCAAGTATATATGTACCAGCTGCTGGCCCTGCAATCGTCGATGCCGTGGTGGTTTCGTAGAAATAGCCATTAATCAGCGCAGCACCGTCTGCAATAGTGAGCGTGCTGGTGCCTGTACCACTGAGCGCCAGCAAACCACCTGTGATAAGCGTGCCACTACCCAGCGTCTTGTTTTCCATTGCAATCATACGGTCAGTACTGTATGCTGATGCACCGTCATTGCTGGTACCAGTGTTCCACCCCAGCGAGCGTTCGTTACTTGCCATTGTCTACCCCTTATATTCCGATGTATCGATTGTAGTACGCCAGTGTCACTGATGATGCCGTGGTGGTGCCTGAGCCTGTCACCACAATGCTGTTAATTGCGTCGGTGACGTCTGGCGCTGGATAAATGGCAAATTGTGCAAGCTCGCTTGAAGAGTCTACCCAGCTAATACGATTATTTCCTGCATTGTCGGTAACCGTTTTTAAACCGTATCGCAGATCGAAGCGCAGCGTAGTGCCAGCTGGAATCACTGTACCTGCAATGAGCGAGATGTTTTGATTGCTCGAGGTGTTGGTAATAGAAAAATTCGTCACTGGCCCGGTGACCGTGATAATAGGGTATGACAGCCAGGTACCAGCGTATGCAATGTCATAGCTGCCACCAAATGCGCTTGTGCCATAGCTCACCGGGTAAGCCTTTGGGTATGCCGTCGGTGTGCCTGAAATGGTCACAATAGGTAAAGTGATTTCCATCGGGTCATACCACGTCGGGTCACTGCAGCGCAGCCGTACCATCGTGCGCACGCTGTGGCCTGCGCTCGTTTCCATATTGAAATCGAGCCCGCCCAGCACTCGCGTGGTAATCTGTCGGATTGTTCCGTTTGGCTGTACAACGGTCAGCGTACCGTTTTTATTCGACGGTTTAAACATCGTGAGCAGATAGTTTCTGACGTCGTATTGTTCCTGCAATGAGAAACACTCAACTAAAATCGGTATCTGGATGATACGCGGATCGAGGCGAAAATCAAGCGTCGTATCACCCTGCTGCACAGGTGACCGCGACGTAATCAAATGCAATGGTGCCATGCCAAAATTCTCATCGCCCAGGTAGTGCACCATAAATGACGATGACTGGTGAGAGAGGTTATACGTGTTCCCACCACTGCTGTAGCTAATGGAATACGCCGACGTCATACTGCACCGCCTAGAATCTGCATTGCGCGCAAATCTTGCATGATACTGCCCTCACTCTGTACCGTTGCATACGACGCGTTCAGATTGTAATTGTATGTGGTGACTGCGCCAGCATTGCCCACTGCCATGCTGGAAGCGTCAGCGACCAGGCCAGTCGTGTTGATAATACCCTGCGCCATACCCTGCCCGATCGGCTCGCCTACCATGGCTGCAAATTTACGGCTGGGTGACTCAATCAAACCCCAATCACGCGCCTTCTGCAATGCAGCGCCTAGCACGCGCTCAATGGCTTCTTTCACAAACGATACGCCCAGGTCGATACCGCTCGCGATACCTTTGACGATATCGGTACCCAGCTGCTTTGCTTCTTCTATCTTTGTCTTCAGCGCGGTCACGATGTAATCTACACCGCCCTGCACTACCTTTTTGATGTTTTCCCACACGGTCGAAAACGTTTCTGAGAGTTTTGTCATTGCGCCTGTAGTATCACCATTCAGGTACAACACTAGGCTCTCAAGAATGCCTTTCACTACTGGGAATACGGCATTAATTACCGTAGAAATCACGGTCATTGCCGTCTGAATACCTGGCATGAGGTGCGTCATAAACGCGTCAGCAAGAATCTGCACATACGCTGCAAGGCCAGCAAATACCACCTGCCCCAGCAATGATGCAATCTGTACTAATCCATCTAATGCCGACAGTACGGCAGGATCAGCGAATACTGCGCTCATTGCCTCATACACTGGTGCGAGCGCGTCGACGATGGCATTGAACGAATACCAGAGTTGCAGCAGCAGTGGCTGCACATTTGTCGCAATGCTGCTCCCGACGGTCATCAATACCGTACCGATGTTCTCAAACGCAGTGGCCAGACTCATGGCTGTTTCTGATTCAGCCATTGTTTCTAACGCTTCTTCGATGCTCAGTTTAAATTCGTCGAAACCGCCGATAGCACTATCGACACCCGTAGCAATGGTACCCATGAACGCTTCGATTTGGTCGACAGGCAGCGACGAAATAAACGTCGCAAACATCTGCGCACCCTGGTCGACGTACGGCAGCAGCTTTGTCACAAACACGTCTGTGAGCTGGGTGAGCACTGGTAGCAATGCGTCACCTATGCGCTGTTTTGCGTCGTTCATCTTTTCGGTCAGCACCGCCTGACGGCCTGCATACGTGTCGACGGCAGCAGCTGCACTGCCGCCGAATTCTTTATTGAGCTCTGCAATGATGAGCTGTTGAGCGCCAGCCACATCACCGGTTTCCACCAATGCTTTGATAGCAGCCTTCTGGTCTTCACTGAAGCTCACACCGACACGAGACAATGCGCTAATACCCTGAACGGGATCGTTGAGCGCTTTGCCTACCTGGATGGCAGTGCCCTGCAGGTCTTGCCCTAGTGCTTGGGATACGTCAAGAATGGCGCTTGTTGCGTCGGTGAAATTGACGCCTTTGATTTGGGTAAATGTGGCCAGCACGTTTTCAGCACCCAAAATCGCATCATCACTGAACATCGATTTACCAGCGCTGGCGCTCATCGCACTCGCCATGTCGCCCAGCTGCGCAGCAGTAAAACCCGCTGCGCCACCAGTGCTTTTCACCACGGCTTCAGTCTGTGCTAATGCGCTTTGCCAGCCCTGGCTTTCTGCAATGCTGCTTGTGATGACGCCAGACAATGCGCTGAAACCTTGGCCTACCAAATTCGTCAGCGCACCGCCGACGGCCTGCAGTGCACCCGCTGCAATGCCGTTGAATGCGCTGAATTTCGTACTGACCGCGTCAGCAGACGACGACAGCCCAGCCATGCTTTTATCAATGCCCTGGGCAACATTTGACGCTTCATCCTCGCCTACAAATCGGATGATTGTGGTATTTGTCGTCATAGCCTGCTGCGCCTGTCTAGTCGGTGTTCTATGGCAATCATTGCCAGGTGTCGCTGGATTGTTTCATAGTCTGGCAGCTGATCTGGTGTGCAGTGGTACAGGTCTCGACACAAGAGTAATTCCAGATACTCTATCGGCATTGCCTGCCCTGTCCACAGATGTTCTATCAGCTGCCGTTCTATTTTGGGTTTACTGCTCGGTCGATAATGGCAGCGATAATGTCCGCCAGCTTATCGAATGGCAATTCGCTCACTGGTGTGCCGTCGTCAGTGCTCACACACTTTTCGAGAATCGGCAGCATCGCCATAATGTCTATAGTCTTCTGTGCCTCGATCAGTATGCCTACATCGCGAATACTGATTTTGCGCTTATTGATGGTGTACATATAATCCTCTGTGCTACCGTCGCGCTGTGCTCGCGACGTGGTCGATTAGGTGGTACGGGTGACGCTCTTGCATTTCAGAGTGAAGCTGCATACGATGACGTCGCTGTTTGACGCGTCACCATTCGGCAGCTGCGCTTTGTAAATCTGGGTGACGTCGGTGGTCCAGCTGTCAGCACCGACGGCAGTGCCTGCAGGCACCCATTTCAGGCTTACCAGCTGGTTAGTCGAGTATGCCGTGTATAGCGTGTTGTACGCTTCTGCGGTTTCTTCGGTGTACACAACATTGACTTTCAAATCGAAGCTTTTCTGCTTCCCGAAAACCACAATCGGGGTATCAGCGTCTGGCGTGTACGCTTCACCCGTCAGTCGCTCCAGCTCAGGCATATCGATACTTTGCGAGCTGCCAGACACATCGGTGTATGCCCCAGCGCCACCAGTCTGAATGGCAATGGTGAACGCCGCTCCGCTCATTGCCTTTGTAGTTTGTGCCATGATGACCCCTTAGGCTAGATAGACGATATCGGTAAATGTCACGGTCGAAATGACGGCAGCGTAGCTTCGATCACCACCAGACGGCCACTGCAAGACGGTACACCGTTGTGTGGTCATATCTGGCTGGTATCGAGCCGTGCCAATGTCGCCCATGTGCGATAGAAACGACTCAAGGTATTCGGCATAAATGTCGTTAATATCAGAGAGTCCTAAACCATCGCCCACAGGTCGCAACAGCGCCACGACGTCTATTGACCATTCCGTGGTAAGTACTTTCCCTGTACCTGCCGTAATGCGCTTGGTGCGCTGGCTCGTGCTTTGCATGTTGCTGATAATCCGACACGGCAGGTCTGCGGTCTCTACCGTGTTAGTAATCAGATTTCCGCTGCGCACTGGCACAACGTCACCAAACGCCACGACTGGCATAGCAGCGAGTGCAGTAATGATTGCGCCTAGGGATGTAGCCATTTACGACAACCTCCGATAGGGTTCCAGTACTCGCATGACGTCTGTCGGTATCTGGGGTGCAGCCAGCGCAACACCGTCTGCGCTGATCATGCTACGGTCTGTTTCGTTGGTGTTGTCTTTGGCTCGATACATCCAACCAGCCAGCCGTCGTGTGGCACTACGTATCGGTGTGGGGCAATTGATGCTGTACGCCCAGCGTCCTACAACACTAATTGCAGTGTCTGGCGTGCCCACGTATGTCCAAACATACGATGTGTTCATTTTGATTTTGATTGCATACGAGGGAACAAAGTTTGTCGGCAATAATACCAGCGCATCGGTTGGGATGATTTGGTTATTCCCATTTGTTACCCGCGTCAGCTGACACAAATCAACATCCAACAGCAACGTGTTTTGAAATGCGTCGACACGCCCACCGTATCGGATATCCAGCGCATTGAAATACCGTGTGCTGTCCTGGTGTGCCTCAAATGTCCGATTGCAGATAT